AAATGAACAAGATAGCCGCGGCTTTTGTAGCTGCTAAAAAAGAGTTTGCTCCTGCTTTAAAAAGCAGCACCAATCCACACTTTAGAAGCAAGTATGCTGACCTTGCTGGCTGCCTCGAAGCAGTCAATGATGCATTGCTAAACAATGGCATTGCTGTCTATCAAGAGACATCAGCAGACCTCGATGGAGTGACCGTAGAGACTGTGTTTATGCATGAAAGTGGCGAGGTCCTGCGCGGTGGCAAGCTGCATGTACCCGCTGCAAAGCAAGACCCGCAGGGATACGGCAGCGCGCTGACATACGCTAGGCGTTACAGCATCATGGCGGCGTGTGGCATAGCAGCGGAGGACGACGACGGCAACGCTGCTTCAAAAGCCAAACCACGCAATGCTTTGGACAATGTGCAGCCAGCAGTGCAGGGCTTACCATTGATGCTGCCAAACAATAGAACCTACGCCGTCCTTAAGGATTCTGGCCAATGGGTTAACGAGCTAGTGGGGTTGTGTACTAAAGTCAAAGAGTCCGGCAAATTGTCGCAAGAGGATAAAATTCTAAAGCTTTCCGATATTGGCAAGGCCAACGAAAAGCAAATTAGCAAACTGGACTTTGAGTTACAAACCCACGTCTCACTTGCTTTAACCACCGAACCCAAAGAGGCTTAATATGGACACCACTAATTGGCAAATGGACTGGACCTTGCTTGAAGAAGAGTATCAAAGATATTGCATCAAATGCCAAGACTATAAGGTGGTGCCAATGTCTTTTGGGGATTGGTTTATGGTCGAGCCGCGTGAGCTAAACGACTAAGCCATTTCAAAATGAGGGCCGTCGATAAAGGGTCGGCGGTTCTCACTTCTGCGCGTGTCAATGTAGTGATTCATTGCATCTTCCATGGTGTCTGCCCATTCGCAAATGTCGGCCACGTTCCACGCAGCACCCCATCGCATTGGCATACCCACCTCACGCGCAGCTTGTGCCATGGCATCGGCAATGTCGTCGTATAGATTAAGCTCCCACGAAACGTTTCCATCGACGTAGGCAACCAAGTCTACAGCCTCGCCAACCAGATGCTTTGACTTCATAGTTTTGCTTTTGCCGGCGGCCACATACTTGCGCTGTGTTTCTTCGCTACGCAACCCTTCAGACACGCCAAAGTCCACCTTGGTAATCTCAATGGCTCGCAGCACCACAGCCTTTAGCTCAGGACGTACGCCGTCCAGTCGATCAATGCTGCGTTGTGATAACTTAAATGTCATTTGGATGGCTCCTTGCCGGTGGTGTCGCTTGCGCCTAAGAAAAAGTTCATTATCGTAGCTATGACCGTACCTAGCAAGAAGCCCAGTATTGTGTCAGCAAACCGCACGTTTTCTTCCGGTATATCCAAGAAGGTCACGCAGGCGATATACACCACGGCAAAGGTAGACCAGAAAGCCGCTAGGTAGTACACAAACCGCTTAGAGAACACATCGCTTTGGTTTAGCGCGGCTGTCTGCATAGCTCGTGCGTCGGCTCGGTCGGCTAAAACCGCTTTGAACTTTTCGTGCTCCAACTCGCGCATCTTTTGCGCAGCCGCTGGGTCAGCTTTAATTGCCGCAGTGACCGCCTCCAACTCGTCAGCAACCCCGAATTTGGCAGCCAGCGCGCTGACTGCCAACCCGCCCAGAGGCCCAGTAAGAGCAGTAGCAATCGCAGGTGCTGCATTTTTAAGTAATCCCAATAATTCGTTCATTGTTGCCCGCCTTTAGTTACAACCGCCCAGATGAGTAGCACAATAACGCCGATGCCGGTAACACCCAACAGAAACACGGCAATGCCTGTTATTACATCTTTAACCGCCTTAATGCGCTTGCGCTTTTTGAGCACTATGGCACGGCTCTCAGCCTCACGCTTTTTACGCGCCTCAACCTGAAACGCCAACCAGTCATCCCACAGGCCCCCGCGCCCCTGATATATCATCAACTCTCTAAGCTGCTTTTCATTTTGCTTGATTGTCTCAAGCGCGAAAAAGGCTTCTGAGTCTGAACCTGATTTTGTGGCTTTGGCCGCTATCTCTGTTTTGCTGTCAAAAAATTTAAACACGGCTTGGCCAGCCGACATGATGTCGTTGCCAGATTGCACAGCCTCTTTGATAACTGCAAACGCGGCGTTCGCGGCAGCAAGCTCAATTAACACGTTAACCCATCTTCGACAATACTGTCAGCAATAGAACCATAATTGTCCCAGTGGCCGCCAATAGGATTGTCTCCAGCCGCTTCACCCGACCAAACAAATCCTTAAACTGAATACGCACCTCTGTCTTGATTGCAATGACTTCTTTTTCTAAGTCATCGATTCTGCTGTGCGCTGTCCCGACGTTGCGTTCCATTTGTTACACCTTATCAGCCGGGGTTGGTTTGTTGCTTTTTGTCATTTAGGATACTTAGCCTTTACTGCCAGACATTCATCAATGTATGCTTGCGCTTGTGCTGTGTCGCCTTTAACTATTGCGTCTAAGTAGTCAGCTACTGGAGGATATGCTGAGGCACGTAACTCTTGGTATTTGTTAGCGGCTATGTTTGCTTGTACGGCCACCCATGCAAGTTCAAGGTCTGCTAATGATGGTAGAGGCTTAGTGTTGGTGTTGTTCCAAGTTATACGATTGTAGTCATTCTCCCAACACATGAATTGTGCTTCTGGGATTAGATGGAGGATGGAGGATGTTATGTTCATGCTGTGTACTCCGTGATTGTGATTGAGGATGCCATTACGCCGCCGAAGATTCTCCCACCAACCCGTCCGTTAAATGTAACTGTTGAGGCTATCCCGTTTCCTATTCTCACCCTAAACGTAAGCGCAGACGTAACCCCAGCCACTACTCTGTGCATAAAAGATAAACCGACACCCCCATCTGTCGAATTGGGAGGCTCATAGATTGCAGCAAGCGCATTAGCTGTAACACCTTCAAACAAGGCCACACCGATATTATTCGCCGCACTTGCTGCTGCGAACACGGTGACATTGACCTGCAATATATTGCTCGCGTTAGTCGGAGTAATCGCAAGAGTCATATACTGGTCACCCTCAGTAATCTGAGGGATGGTATCGTCGTTAGGCATAACAGTCGTCCCAGTAGCCACAGCACCAGTCTGGAAATTAACCACCTGCATTACTTTACCCGGAGGCAACTCCTGCCCAGCATCATTCTTATAATAAAGCAACTTATCATCTTTAGGATAGATTACAGTTTGCCCTGCCGATGGAGTACCGGGTATGCTAGCGCCTGAAGTGTTATCTAAGGTTAAGTCTGTACTAGTTAATGATGCAGCCATTATTTAATCTCCAGTCGAGCCGCAGCGCGTGCGTCTTTGATGTTGTTAGGCATAACCTCGCCGCTGTCCGCTTGCCTTAGCACCATCCAGTCTGTTGAGGCTAGGTAGGCTTGGGCTTTTGCGTTAGCTTGGCTTTGGAGGGTTGCTGCTGAAGGTTGCGGGACATCGGCTTCAATGTTTAGAGTTTCACCGTCCTTAACAAGAGGTTGGTAAAAGTCCTCGTTTGGGCCGAAGCAGGTAGCTTCACCCTGAGCGTTGCGGATTACTTTGTAGGTCATGGTGTGTACTCCGTGATTGTTATTGAGGAGGCCAGTACACCACCATATTTACCGGCTGAGTCATATCCATTAAATGTCAATGTACCCGCCGTATTCTGCCCACTTCTAACTCTGAAAGTAAGTTCAGTTGTCGCACCAGCAACCATAGAATGTGAAAACGTGTTAACCCTTATCGCATCAATCCCCGATTCATATTGAACACAGGATGCAAGAGCATTGGCAGTCGAACCCACAAAAAGCGCACTGACAATCCACGAATTGTCTGTAGGTGTTCCGTGCATTGCTACTACTTGTATGAGTAACTTATTTAATGCACTCGTAGGCGTAATCGCCAAGCTCATATACTGGTCGCCCTCAGTAATCTGAGGTATGGTGTTGTCCTGCGGAATTACCGTCGTCCCAGTAGCCACAGTACCAGTCTGGAAATTAACCACCTGCAACACATTACCACTTCGTTGCAACGTATCTACCGTACCCGTCTCATCAGGCAATGTGAGCACTCGGTCAACATTGCTGTTTGGGCTGGCTACTGTAAAAATACCTGTGCCGGAGGCGTTTGGGGATAATGAAATTAGTGACAATTTATTGCTCCTTGCAAAATTTTCTGCTCTTGCGACCAAGAACATACCCGTCAGGCTGCGCACCTTCAAAACAAAATGTTACGCTTTGACCGTTGTTGTACCAGCGTCTGCCCTTTGCAGATACCCCCAATTTTAACTTGTGTTGCTCAGAGCGTAGTGGTTTTGGAATGCCCTTTAGCATTTTTGAGCGCATGGCTCGTTCTTCCGCTGACTGCACACGGCCACGGTTCTTAGCGCTGACGCGGTCAACAAGTTCTTGCGGTAGCTTCACGCCTTTTCTGGGGCTTACACGCCCTTTTAACGCTTCTGACAACTTTTTGCGCGCTTCTGCGGAAAGGGGAACGCCTTTATTGGCTGGAGAAACGCCCAGCCTTACTTTGCTCATGCGCTCCAATGTTTCTTTGGAAAACACACCAGTCTTACCTTTGTTCCAAGCTGGCTTCCCGCGCAAATGCGGTTGCGGCCCAGACATAGTTGGAGGGTATCCACCGCCTGTTGTTAGATTCCAGCCAAGTTTGTCTGCTGGTCGCAGTTTGCGCTCAATGTCTAAGCAATACTCTTTGTCAGCCATCAGCAACACGGATTTAACCATATTGTCCCAGCCGTGCTTTTGAATAGCGTGGCGCAGGTAAGCGTTTGTACCATTCTCCATGTTGCGATGCGCAGCAAACCGTTTCTGAACATTACCAGACACGCCGACATACCCCTGAGACATAATGTCCGTATGGGATGCTTTGCGTATCCAGTACACAACAAAGCTCATACAAAACCCAAGGAGGCGTTGCCGATTATCGCTACTTTACTCATTAAACCCCCTGTGGCATTGCTGCCTTAATTGCGTCTGCTGTAGTTGCCGCGTTAATGGCTGTTTGCATGTCGTCATACTTGGTGCGAACAACAGCACGAGCTTCTTCGGCTGCTACAGCTTCTGAGGGAATAGTGGCTTTAATGTCCAGCGGAGCAAACTCAACTGAGCGAGCAGCACGGCGTACATCATGTGCAATGTCTTTGGCTTTGCTGATGTTAATTACGATTCCCATGACCACGCTCCTCTAAAAGTTCTGTCGGTTGGAATGTCTGCAACGTCCACGATGCTGTAGGCTACACCAGCGGGTACGTCTTTGGCTGCAATCTGCTCGATGGTTAAGCCACAGTCAGCGGGGACAATGATGGCAACGCCACCTTCGTTTGTTTGATAAATAATTCTTTTCATATTGTTTCTTTTAGCGAAAGACGGCTGCCATAATGAGAGAGGCATCATAAGCAGCCCCATTAAACTTTGTGCAAATAACTGCGTATTCTGCTGTAGGTACACGTGAGGGTGAGCTAGTCCCAACGTTTGTACTAAACGTGTTAGCAGATTCGCTGTTTCCAGTCATTGAAATAGTTTCTGAATAATTTGCATCGGGCATAGCCGTAGTAAAATTCATTCTATATTTACCCACACCGTCATCAGTAATACTCGACACATTCCCGCTGGCTAGAATAGCCACCGTTCCAGTGCCGTTGAAATTAACCCAAGCCCTGCAAGCATAAATAGGCGCAGAGCCTGTGGCGTTTAATGCTCCAGTAATACGTGCAGCAGCAACATCACCTGTTAAGTCTTCACCATCAAATCCCGCTGTTGAATCAATGTCAGGCGTTGTAATGCCAGTTGTTCCATTTAATATAATTGCCATATAAACCTTAACTGATGACCCAGCGTGAGCCGGTAGGGACGGTAACAGACACGCCACTGTTAACTGTAATAGGACCAGCGCTCATGGCGTTGTTGCCTGTGCCGATGGTGTAATCCACGCTGATAGTGTTAGCCATCTCGTACAAGCCCTCGGTAGTGCTGTTGCCACCACCAACCGCCGCCCATGCAGAGCCATCGTAAACTTCTGCGCTTGTGTCGTCGCTGTTCCACCGCAAATAACCCGCAGATGGTGAGCCGTCACGTTGAGCCGTAGAGCCTGCTGGTAGGACGGCAGAGCCTGTGTCTGATGTCTTTGATACCTTGGTAGCTATGTTGCCAATCTCTGCGTACAGCGCCTCTATTTCAGTCTGCACACCAGCCAGAGCCGTTACCTCTGTATCGATGCCAGCAACTGTGGTGACGTTTGCGCTAATGCCGGCAACTGTGTTTACATTAGCAATGTTGGCTGAGACCGTGCCAATATCTGTGGCGTCAGCGGCCACCGCGTTAATGTTCGTTGTGTTGCCGGCAACTGAATTTACGTTGGCAATGTTTGTTGCCACCGTATTGACGTTGGCTATGCTTGTTGCTACTGCGCCAATGTCTGTGGCGTCTGCTGCAACAGCGGTCACATCAGAGTCAATTGCCGCAACCGTAGTCACGTCGCTTGATATGCCAGCAACTGTGGTGACGTTGGCAGATACGCCGGCCACCGTGTTGATGTTCGTCGCGTTACCCGCCACACTAGTCACGTTGGCGCTGATGCCTGCAACGGTTGTTACGTTGGCTGAGACACCCGCAACGGTGTTGACATTGGCAATGTTGGTAGCCACTGTGCCTATGTCTGCCTCGTCTCCCGCAACAGTAGTTACGTTGGCAGATATACCCGCAACGGTAGTTACGTTGCCGGAGATGCCAGCAACAGTGTTGATGTTGGATGTGTTGCCAGCTACAGTGTTGACGCTGGAGATGTTGTCGGCAACAGTGTTAATGTTGGCAGACTGGGCAATGACCGTAATCATTGAGTCCAATGCCGGGCCTGATACGGGGTCGCCTGTTGTCTCATCAAACGCAAGTACTTTGCCTTTGCGCGTGGCCTTGACCGGCAACTCCATGTTGACATCGGTTGGGTCTGTGACCGGGGCTTTGAGTCCGCGGTTTGCAACCTCTTCAATTTGCTGCGCAAAGATGACCACGCTGTCCAACTCTTCGTTTAGCGTGTTGGCAAACAAGTCACCACCAGTCACAAAGTCGGTAGAGCGCTCAATAGCCCGGTCTCCAACCAACGTAATTTGATTGACACCAGTAGCAGCAACAACCAGCGTCACAGAGCCTGTGCCGTTTGCGTTTACCGTGACCGAGTAGTCGGTAGTCAACGTCAGCAAGGCGGTGTCTTTGTAGACGGCCACGTCGGTCTGCGTTAGGACCTCAAAGCTAAAGCTGTATGGTCCAGTCCCGGCAGAGCCGGAGTACACCACACGGCGTGTTACATCACTAATTGGGTAAGCCATTTGTCATCGCTCCTAGCGTTTTCTGCCTTCAATGTCTTTAAGACGCGCCACTTCTTCAATAGCGTCTGCAAGCTCTGGGTCAGGCTCAACCAGCCAGCGGCCAGTTGGAAATCCTGTTTTGGGGTTTGTTTCTTTCATGCCATAAATCATGGCGTCTTTAGCAGCGTTGTAGCGAGATGAGATCACATTGCTAAGGTAACCCTGTACTTGCGCTTTGCCTCGGCCTCTAGATGGGTTCTCCCACATTGCGGCCAGATCAGGGTTTTGCGCTTGTTGCTGCAATGACTGCGCAAGAGTTTGCAATTCGCCGTTCAAAGGATCGCGTATGCGCATTTCCGTTCCAGCTGCTAGTTTCTTCCAACGGTTTATCTGCTCTTGGCTTAAGACAACGCCGCCAATGCTTCGAGGCGGATCGTAAGATGGCACCCCATACTTCACGAGAACTTCGTATCCATTTGGCATTTTACCGTCTTTGGTTTTAAACGGAGACCATAGCTCGTACAAGTTGCCTTTGCCTACGGTCTCAAGCTCGCCTGTAATTGAATCGTAAGACTGGGGGACGCTGTCGCTAACAAACGGGTTTCGGCTTGCCGCACGGTTAACAACGGACAACCACGCGTTATAAGAACCAGCGGTTGCGTCGTCTCTAGCCGCCATATTAGGCGGGCCAAGGCCGGACTTTTCCGGGTAGAGCACGCGCTCTGTTGACGCAACCAGACTACTGTACGCGCCAAGAGGTGAGCCGCCGATCAAATAGTTGCCGCCTACTTTTACTGTGTTGACCATAAGGTCGTACATCAAACCGGGGCCATCAGCCTTTTGGCTTCTGAAAATATTAACCACATCAGCTATGCCCGACATCATGGGTTGGTTGCCAATGTACTCGTACAGAGCAATGCCGCCACCTGTCATGCATCGCTCTAGCGTTTCCTCGTCCGGGCCAGCCATAGCGTACTCTGCGCAAGTTGCCCCAATGGCAAGCTGTAAAGATAACGGCTCCATGCCAGCGTAGCTCATAGAAGTCTTAGTAGGCCCAACTTTGACGCTGGTTATTTTTTGATACTTTTCTAAAAGCTCTGGCGTCATGTCTTCGTTGTCAAACGAAACGCTAAATGCCTGCCAACCAGTGCCCTCTAAAGCTTTTTTGTCACTCAGCCTAAACGGCCCAGCGCCAGTTATTAAGCCTTGTGTGGCCAAAGTGCTGGCACCGATAATCATCGTCGAGCCTAGCGTTACTTTGGCAATTGCCTTGTCTCGGCCAATGCCGCCGGAGTTCCAATCCGCCCAAAAGCGTGGGCTTATGGCAAACAGTGGGGACCGGGCTAAAGACTCTAAGCCAAAGTTTGTTGGCGTTTTTACGAACGGCATGTGCAATCGCAGCAAAGGACCAATGTACTTTAGGTTGCGCGTCTGCTCAAGAAACTGCAAAGACTCTTCTAACGGTCGCGTGTTGGTGACCATCGCAGCGTTCGCTTTAGCAGCGTTGTCGATATCGCTTGGCGGGTCTTTCAATATTGAGGCGGTCAACTGCTTGGCCTCAAGCATGGCTGCATCTGGATCAGTGCCAGCCTTTACCAGCGCGTCAAATCTAGTGTTTCCAGCGCGCACAGCCAAACCGTTTAACTCCATGCGGTAACCAAGCGCTTTAAAGAATTCGTCTTCGGCCATTAACGCACGTCCGGGAACGGTAACAAAAGAACCCCAAGCGCGAGTGGCTTTGTTCATGTTGTTACCAAATTGCGTATCGCCAAAGTTAATGTCAAAAGCATCTCGGCCACCACGCACAGACTCAATTTTTGTTAGCGCGTCTGTAGGCTCGTTTTTGATGAACGCTTTGCCTGAGATAACAAAGCCATCAAGAACACCTTGCGCCAGACCAAAAGCGCGCGAGTTTGCTTCATTTAACCGGATTGCTTCTTCGCCACCAAACAGCCGGTTGCGCACCTTACCCACACCAGACGCCAAATACATCTCAGGTATTTGGGAGGCTGTAAAGTAAGTGTTTGATGAAAGGTTAAGCGCGTGAGTTGGTAGCGCGGACAGCAAGCCGTTAATCCACGTTGACATCCACGCATCTTTAACGCTACCACGCAAGGACGCCGCTGCAACATTTCGGCGAGCAGACTTGCCGTCCAGTGCAACGTAGTGCTTGGCCAGATCATGCACTGACTCAATGCCGCCAACGTCGTTCAACAACTGCTCAACCAAGGGACCGCGCTGATCTCCAGCGCTGCGGGCCATTTTGAATATACCAAGAGAGCGGGCAATGTCAACCTGCTTGCGCTTAAGCCCTTGCAGCAGCGCGCCCTCAACGGCAACAGCCTGTTTAAAACTCATCGCTAGATCAGGCGTTAAAGTACCATCGCTTTTAGCGGCAACCACGCGCTTACCTAAATCAAAAGCCGCCGTGCCTGCATCGTTAACAGAAAGCATCAGTTTGTACAACTGCTTTGGGTCTGCTACTGTTTGCGTAGCCGGGTCAACAAAGCTTTGCAGGTCACCCTCTGTGTACGGCAAGTCTTGCTGCACGACCATATCACTGCGGTTAAACGCTTTGTTAGATGCGATGCGAGACTGGCTTTCGTTAAACAAAGAATCCAGAGCTTCAGATTCAGTCTTAAACCGGCCTATTTCTTCGCCGCGGTACGACACAACATAATCTGTCTTTGTAACTTTGTCGATCAAATCGTTAAAGCTCATAGCCGGCATGTCGTCTACGCCATAGGTTTTGGCAACCGACTCGACAAATTGCTTTAGCTCTACATCACCCGTAATCAGATTCGTGTTGATCGGGCCTTTGACAACTCCGGCCTCTTTTTGCTTGGCTGTAGGTGAGGGCGTAGTGCCACCCGGCATGGTTGATTGCTGCTCTAAGATGTTGGCGACTTGCTCTTCTTCCGCCTCTCGTATAACCCGGTAAGGGCCAACATCGTCGGCTTTGTCAGCAGGGTTAATCATTGGCCGGTCAGCCTTTAAACCAACCTCTGACTCACTCATTGCGTCAGGCGCAAGCTTTTGCAGTTTTTGCGCAGCTTTCTCTGTGCCAGCCTCTACGGCCGCACCAGCTTTTTTAGCGGCAGCGGCTGCCGCCTTGCCAACCTTGCCTGCAATAGAGGCTAATCCGGCAACTTGTGTCGGCTCAAAGTCTGGCTGTTGTTCAAACGGATCTGTTGGCAGGTCAGCAACAAGCGACTGGCTTGGATCGACTGGATTGGCAGGCGTGGCTGAGTCCGCCACCATTGCGTCCAGACGATTGCCTAGAGGATCTATTGCCATTAATCAGCCCCGCCGTTGTTGGTGTTGTTTACGCCGGTGTTTTTTCTGGCGCTTTTACGGAGCCGGTCAGATACACCTCTTGCAAAGTCTGACCCTTGCTGTCCGCCGCTATTTGGTTGCGCAACATCTGCACCGCTTTGTGATCCGGTCCCAGTTCGGCTATTCGCTTTTCCAGCATTTGTTCCAAGGTAAACATCGTAATCGTCCCTCATGTAAACGTCAGTCTCATACCACATTAATCGAGCTTCTGACACGCTCTCATCACCGATTATATCTCGCACAACCTTATCAAACAACTCTTGCTTTTCACCCATTATCGCGTCGCGATTAGCCGGGTTGTAGGCGTCGTCAAATTCAGGGATGTACTGGAACCGCACGCCAGTCATACCGCCAACGTCCGCACCGCCAGATAAAGCCTGAGTGGTAACACGGTCAGACTGGCGCATGTCGGTCACAAACGTGAAGCCGTCAACCCCGTACTCTTCGAGCTTGTCTGTGATCTTGCGAACAAAATCAGGGGTTTGGCGCTCTTTAAAGTAGATCTCAACACCGGGGCGAGCATTTGGCGATGTGCCACTGTTTACCACCTTGGACATAAACACCGCGTCTTGGTCGTATTGCTTACCCATCTCCACCAGTCGGCGCTTTAGCGGCTCTGAGTTGAACTGCTTGGTAACGACAAACTCACCGTCTAACGCTCGTTCGTCCTGCTTCATAAAGCGGCCGTAAGTGCTGTTAAGTTTGTAACCAATGACATTACTATCATCGCGCACTACATCGTCAAACTCGGCGGCCACCTCGGCCTGCCTAAAGTTAGATGGGGTGTCGTTAGGACGCTCGGCAGAGACGCCTAGCGTGATTCTGTCTGCTGGGGCCACCAACGTATCCAACTCCTTTTGCGCGGCCAGCTTGTCGGCTTCTGGCGTCTTGCTGGAGGATATCGTGCTGCGCAACTCTTTTACGCGGCCGACATCAGACTGTCCGGCAAAGTCCATCTCAAAATCAAGAGAGCCGCCTTCGCCTGATTTGGTTGTCCAGCCATTGGCCGTCCACTTTTCTTTTTCAATAAACCACGCCACGGCTTGCAAGTCATCTGGGCCAAGGTCGCCGAGGTCTGAGCGAACAGACTTAATTAAGCCTTTGGCGTTGATCTCATCAGCGGCAGCTTTAAACACTGTCTGACCAAAGCCAAACTCTCCACTGACTTCAGGTTCGAACAACGTAGAGCCGGCCTTATGCACGCCGGACACACCCTGCTCTGCTGGTGGTGGAATGGCTGGTCGGCCAGAAACCCGGCGCAACAAGCGAGCAGCCCACACGTCAACGGTAGCCTCGTTGGTCAACCCAATTAGGTTAGCGGTAAAGTTCGGCGTCTTTGGAGCATCACCAGCTTTTACTGTGCGGAACATGTCCAGCAGCGCGCCTGTAGTGGCTGGGCTGTTGGTGTTAAACAACTTGCCTGACGCGCCAGTAATCAATGGGAACTCGCCCTTGTTGAATAGCTGCGTTAGTGTGCGTGGGTCTGTTGGCTCGCCAGACTTTAACCTTGCCTCATAGGCTGCAATTTCAGCATCAAACTCACCGCGGCTAAACTTGCGCAGCACTTGAATGGCGTTGCTAAAGTTTTGCTGCACGTTGGTCTGCGCGCTGGTGGTGCCAAGCACGTCGGCAAACACGTCGCCCATGCCGCCAAACTCGGAGCGCAAGCGATTGCGCATTGTGCGGTACCAGTTAGCCTGCTCTAAGATATCTAACGCGCCTTGGTCTCCAGCTTGCGCACGCTTCACTACCTGATCGACTTCGCTGACAACGCGGTCGGACATCGTCTTTTGCCATTTGGCCGGCGAGGTTTTGTCCTGTGGGTTCTGAAATGCGTAAGGGATTTTCTTAAAGGCAACTTTTAGGCTTTCCTTGCCGTCCTTCGCCACTTTGACAATAGCCTTTCCCACCTCGATTGGTGCCCAGCCATCTGACTTGGGGTAATTACCTTTGACTCGGCGTGCTTCAGTGATAGCAGTCTTTTGCATAGCCTTGCTCTCTCCAGCAGAAGATATAAGCGATTGCTTTTCTTCAGCGCTGATAGAGACCTTAGCCGGGGCTGGTGCTGGTGCGGCAACGGCTACTGGCTCGGCCACAGCAGGCGGTGGCGCCAACTCGCCTAGTACGTCGTTTTGCGCGGCCATTGCTGGCGTGTCTGGCAACGCGCTTTCCCCGGCAAGAATCCTTGCGGTGCCGGCCGGGTCAACGTCTTTGATGCTAAGGCCAACAGGCAAGTTGCGTGGCAGTACTTGGCCAAGCTTTTTTAAGCCAGCCATGGCAACCTTAAGCTGGCCGCCGATGCCTGAGAACTCGCCAAAAGCTTCGCTTCCCGGACGATCCATAATTTCCTGCGCGCCGGTCTTTGTTGTCGGCTCATAGGGCAAATACTTGTCCAAGAATCTCTTTGCGTCTTCGGTGTCGTAAAACAGCGTGCTGTCTTTGCCAGCCCCGCGCAAAAATGCATCAATAGGACCTTCGCCATCATTAGGGTTAGCCGCATACACCAAGCCGGTGGTCAAACGCTCAACGTCGCCACCGATGCCAATCCACGCATTTGCCGCACCTTTTAAGAAACCAGCCGACATGTCAAACGACTCTTTAACAAAGTCAGTGGCCGCGCCAGCAGACAAAGGACCGCGCCCTTCACCAGCGCCCGGCACAGACTCTGGGCCTTGATCCGCTGGTATTGTCTCCTGCGGCAAGATGCTGTTGTAAGGCAGCATAAAAGTCATGTCTAAATTTTTCTCGTATTGCTCGTCCATTAGTTTTTGCTTCCGGTAATGCTTTTAGTTAACTTTGCAATTCTTCTTGCTACGGCATCGTCTTTCACACCAGCGCTCTTAATCATGCCAACGTTTGAGTAGACAAGGCTATCTTCGGACAATCCGTTTTCAACTAACAAGCGATTTAACTCTGCTTTGTCTGCCGCCACACCCACCAAGCCGGGGTCGGACTGAGTAGCGCTTTTAACCAAATTCTCTGCCGCTGTCATTGGGTCGAATGGAATACCGCTTTGCGTGGCCTCCGCTTGCTGCTTTAGCAATTGACCTTGCAACCTAGCAGACGCTGCGCGCTGAGTAGCAAAGCTTCCTGCGATATCCAAGCCTTCTGGGACGCCAGACATTTTGTTAATGTACGCTTTTGCGTTGCCAAGGTCCGTGCCAACTTGGTTTAATTCGCTGTTGAGCTTTGTCCACTGCGATAGGTTGACAGTCTTGTTTTCCAGCATTGAGTTGATGTCTGTTTGGCCGTACCCATTGTTTTGAGTTGCGGTCAAAATTAGCGAGTAATCTACAGCGCTTGCGCCCGGGCCGCCACCACTCCTAATCTTTAGTAAACTTTCTCCGGTAAGCTGATTAAGTGATTGCAGACGTTGCACCAACTGGTCGTCGTCTATCTCGCGGCTGTCCCATTGGTTCCATACGCCAACAGCCGCTCTAGTTTCTTCTCGCTCTTGTTTGATTCGAGCGCGCTCGCCCACCGCGTGCTTGTCACCCCAGTAAGAAATAACCGACTTGCGGATTTCTGTTTTTTCTGTGAGTGTCAACTCGCGCTTGTACATTTGCGAAAAGCGGCCAAGGTTGCCGCTGTCCAACATACCCATTGCACTGCCACCGTTTGAGGCGACGCCTGCTGTCGTCATCTGTTTAACCACAACGTTGACAACAGCTTGCCTAGACTGCTTTATAAAATCATCGTAAATTTCTGGAGACTGTGCCGCAACAGCAACTGTTTCAACCAAAGCCGCGCCGTCCGCAATAATGTCTGACGCTGTGATCTGGACAGGCTTTTCACCGGCCGCCACTTGCGCAGCGGTTTGCTGATAGTCGCCGCCGACCTGCTGCTCGATCTGCATCTCAAGCGCTGGGATAACTCTATTAACAACGTCTACAGCTTTAGCCCTTGCAAGTCCAATCTGAGTCTCAGCCTGTTTTTTGGCCCCGATCTTAAGCAGGCTGTTGCCGGCTTGTGCAATGCCTTTGCTGACCTGTATTGCCACCTGCGGATCAATCTCGTTGAGCAGCGTTACAACGCCATCTCGGCGGTCTTTCAGGTCTACTTGCAACTGGCGCAAGTCAAACGTTTCGCCAGCTTCTATGCGGCCAGAGATTTCGCCGATTTCGGCTGTGTGCTCAAGCAGCAAATTGTTGCCTAAGATCTGAGCCTGCATGCCTTCGTACGTTTGTTGAAAGATGCTGCCAGCGCCTTCAACCCGCAACTTCTCTGGCGTCGCCAATTTGTTTTTAACTTGGTCTTCCGTCAACGGATTTTCTGCCGCGTACTTTACGGCCGCAGTCTTAGCGTCAGTGGCTGCTTGGCTTTGAAAGTAAGCCGTCATTCTGCTTACAGCTTGGTCCAAAGAACCCATACCTGATATAGCGGCCTGCTGCGGCGCTATCGACACATCTTGAACAACTGACGTGCCTACGCCGCGCTTTTGAAATATTGGTAATGTTGCCATTATTAGGTGCCTCTTGGAGTCCGGGTGTCCATGAAGCTCGCGGCTCCAGACGCCCCTTTCGCTGCGGCAGTCAAGTACCCAAATGTTTGCGACGTGGCCGCGGCGGCTTGCAATGATTGCGACTGAGCCAAGCCTCCGTAGATAGCCATCTCTGCATTATCCCGATCAATGGTCGCCTCTTCGTATGCGGCAATATTGTTGGCGTCCGCAAGAGTCAGCGGGCTTCCGCTAAACGGGTCAATGCCGCCAGCAGCAGCGCGGGCGTTAAGACTTGCGTTCAATCGTCGGTTGCGCTCTAACGTATCAAAGGCTCTGCGGTTGTAGTTCAATGCTTCTTGCCGGCCTTTAAGTGACGCCTGCATAGCCTGTATGCGGTAGGCAATTGCCTGCTGCTTCCCTTGGTAAAGAGATGACCCAACAGATATAGCGCTAGACAAAAGTCCAAGGTTGGCGGCTGTAAACAAAGAACCAGCGCCTGCGGCAGCGGAAGCGCCGACCCCAGCAAAAGCGCTGGTTGAGGCTGTCAAGCCAAGGCCAGCGCCGGCGGCGGTTAAACCAAAACCTGTGGCCCCGGCGGTTAAACCTGTGCCAACGGCTGTCGCCGTGGTGGCGGCAGTAGCGGTGCCGGCGGCTGCGGCAGCGGGTGCAAACCAACTCATTATGAACCTCCGTATACAGACAACTTAAACTCAAGTCCAAGCAATGTTAATTTAAGCGGCAGGTTTTGACTGACCGTGATTTGTGCATCGCGAGTAAATCCCAGCAGGCCGTTGATTACCTTTGTGCCGGTGAAGTCAATCGTTGACTCATCTAGCGTGCCCGGCGTGTCAAGCGTGCGTATTGGCACAAGCACGTTGTTGATTATTAAATGCTGCGATTCAAACAACAAAGCGTTAACTTCAACAATGCGCTTTTTAAAGCCTATGCGCACACCCTGAGCCATGCGTGGCTCAATTGGCAGTGTGCGAATAGTAACGTCAAAGCCAAGGCCAACCTCATAAGTCGATACGCTTGCCCGCTCAAATGTAACTGCGCCGCTTGTTACAACCTCATCTGCAAGCACGTTGCCATCTGCAATTACTTGCACGGTCGCACCCTCATGCGGCAGGCTGGTAGCGCCACTGGCGGCGCCACCTTGGAACGCGCAGTCTGTAAATTTCTCGGTGTCAAACACCTCAACAAAGTAGTGGTCGGTATCATCAAATACACGTTTAGTTACTGTGTAAACGTCTTCAATGTCAACGCCAACATCTTTAATTTCGCCGTTTGTTGTTATGCGACTTGGAGCCACAACGTTTTGTTGGCGTAGTATTGAATAGACCGTAATGGTGCCATCGCCATTTAACAGCATCAACGCATCAGACTCGTCTGTACTAGTGGCTTTACGCAAAGCCAACTCTACAGGGTCCTTGATCAAATGGCTTGACAGCAAGCTGATGTTGCTACTGATGTAAGACAACGTAGTGTCGCTGTACTGAAACTCGTTCAGCGCTTTACCTTGCCGCTGGATGTACAACGTGCCGGACTGCAACTGTTGCACTCGAATGCCCTCGCGAGAACCATTGCGGCTCACAGCGCGAGCAAAAAAGTTTAACGGGGTAATAGGAGACAAACCCTCTTGCGGCACATAGAACTCACCGCCAGTTGTAAATATTTGCAAGTCACGGCCACTTAATATGTCGGTGATCGTGTTTAAACTATTAGTGTCTAGCGTAGCCTCGACAGCGTCGTCGTCGTAGACTTGATCCGGCAAAAAGTCAAAGAACAAACCTACTTTGCTGCCCCACATCGTAGATGGCCGTGACGCGCTGCCACCAAAGTACAAGCGGCCTTCATGGAATGTGCAAGTGCGCGGCCATCCGCGCTCACTACTCCACACGTCCTCGTAGTCGGTCTCTAGCTCCCAGTTGCCATTAGCCACTGCGGTAGTGTCAAAGAATGGTATCTCGGTGACGACCTCAAGCTTGGTTGTGCTAACAAACGACACAATCTTCATGCGTCCTTGTGGTTGCACATTGATGTATTGGTTGACGTTGCCAGAGCTAAACACTGCGCTGGACGCGGTAACAACTACGCTGCCAGATGTTTCGCTTGGCGTTATAGTGCCGGCCGGGTTTGACGTTGCAAGCGTAAACGCGTATTTTGGAATGCTGTTAAACGATATGTCTGCAACAGTCCAAGTTGCGTCGTTGGCCTCGCGCACAATACGAATGGGGTTTATATCTTTATGTGTAACGATCAGTGTGTCGGCGCTTTGCGTCCAGCACATCGTTGACAAAATACTGCTTGTTACTGCGGCCACCGCCAGGTAGTCGTTGCCGCTGCCGTTAATGTTTGTAATTAAAGTCTTGTCTTTAAAAACGTACATACGTTGGTTCGTAAAGACCAGCATGTATCGATCAGACACGCTAAACTCAAACGCTATTGAACGAGTGCCGTTTTCTGGTAAAGCCACACTTGGTAGCTCAAACAAATACTTCATTCCGCCGCGGCGCTTGACGCCACCCTGCGGTTGCACAATTACGTTTTCTAAGCGCTCCGCTGCGTTTTGGTATTGGGCCAAATCAACACGGGCGCGCAACAGCGGGTCAATTTCTCCACTAGAAAAATTTGTTTGTATTTGGACTAATCGTGTCATTAGTACCTAACATTTATGAGCGAAAAATCCTCAAACGCAGAGGTGGTTTGGCCTTGGCCATCAATTGCCGCGGCTGTTCTGAAGTAGCCGCCTCGATTGTTTTCGCTTGGGGAGCCGACGGACACGCCTTGCCAGTACTGTGTCTTTGTGACTTGATCAGTAATTGGCTCGGACAAATGCCACGCCATCATGTAGCGCAATAGCTGGACAAAATAGACAGGCATAGCAGACTCTGCTACCTCAAACTGGTAATCAATGGCCATTGACTCCACGCTGGAAAGCACTTTGTCGCCTTGGATTTCCCAGTCTGTAAATGGGACGCCACCAGCCGCGCCTGAAGAGTAAGCCCTGCGGATGGTCCCAAGACGATCAGACGGCAAGACATACTCGTATTTGTAGGTGTTGATTGGCGTGTTAATTGTCTTAGCAAGCGTTTGCTTTTTAAACGAAAACGCCCAAGTGTAAGCTTGCAACGTAGACAGTTTAACGCCGGGGTAGATGCGGTCGCATACGTTTGACGCGTCTGTGCCCTCATTAAAAGAGGATATGGGCCGAGCACCAAGCAAAAGCAAAGCATCGGAACAGATCGAGACGGACGTATCACCAGCAGCCATTTTTTACCTCATACAAAACAGGCCAACCCCAAAGAATTCTTAGAGGCCGGCCCATTTAAATTAACACTGATTAATCAGAGTCAGTGTTTACCAGCACGGTGCCGTCGTTAACATCAACCACGCCAGAAGCATTGCTTAAGACATAGTTGAGGCTTGCTACAGCAGTAGTGCCGGTGCTGGTTACGCAGTAAACCAAGTCGCCAACTGCTAGTGTGTCAGACAAGCTATTGAAATAGCCCGCGGTATTCACGTCAGCAACAGCGTCAGTAGTTTTGTATGCGTAAACGCTTGGAGCTTGACCTCGCTTGGCGGCAGATACTACCGTCCAACCTGTACTTGAAAAAGCCATTTTTAACTCCTTACGCCTCGCGGCAAGTGATTTTTACGATACCGTCGTCGTCAATGGCAACTGCACCAGCAGAGAACATTGAGGCAACCAAGAATGATGTCTTCTCAGGAACGTAGTTGATTTCGGTTTTAGGAGACATACCTTCAGCCATGCCCATCGCGTCGCGGTGGAAAGCGTAAACAGTACGGTCGCTAGAACCATCAATTGGCAAGCCACCCTCTGAGCGGTCGCCCAAAGTGATGAATGAGAAGCCCAAGAATGTGCTGATGTCGCCCTGAACCAACGCCTTAACGGTGTTGAAGTCAGAAGAGGTTACAGCGGTTTCACCTAGCAAAGAAGCCAAAGAGTCGGCATGAATAATCATGGTACGACCTTCCATTGGCACGTTGTTAGCGTCCATCAAACGTTTAGCTTCGCGCAGCTTGGCCACGTTCAAGTTAGTGGTTGCACCACCGACACTGTTAGCAACGGTCAATGAAGTGCTTGAAGCATTCAGCGCATCCAACACCAACTGGTCTTGGCGGCGGCCGATTGCGTTAGACACAACTTGCACCAACTCGCGACGCTCGTCAAAGTTGACTTTTTGTTGCATGAAGATGTCTGAGTACTCAGCAGCGATGTAATCGCTCATGGTCGCAGTTACTTGCGAGTAGCTGACATTCAACGGAGCAACGTCAGTCTGGGGTACGCGGACTTGAGCAACGCCCTTGCCGATTTTGGGGAACTTGTATGTTAAGCCTTCAACACCTGAGCGAACACGGACAGCGCCTCGCAATGTAGCAGTTGCCTGATACGCTTGCTTTACTTCCGCATCGAACAGGGTAACAAAAGCTGTACTAAGATTGATAGCCATTTTGTTTTCCTTACGAAAAGTTTGTTTAGGATTTACGCTGTCGATTGGCCGCTATGCGGGTCATTAGCTTGCAGTACGGTGCCGGCGTGTTGAATACAACAATGATAGGGTCTGATTGCTCAGATTAGCCTTACGCGCATTTTACAGCAGAATAACACTTAGCTGTCAACTGTTAGGCGTAAAAAAGCCCCTGACTTGCAGGGGCGTAACTCTAAAAGGGTATTGAGCTTAATCTGGGTAGTGCTCGTTAAAGAGTCGTTGGACCTTGGCCCGGTACGATGGGTCGGTCAAATACTCCGGCTTGCCCACCATCTCTTGCAACTCATCCTTACTCATTGCAGAGCTAGGCGCAACTGATGTAGCTGGTATGCGGCCCTCGTATGTGCCGCGCAGTTTCATCAAAGCTTGCAAGCCATTAGCAGTGCCACCCCAAACCTTGAACTCATCAAAGTCGGACTTGCTCCAAATGCCCTTGCTGACAAGGCCCTGCGCCCAAGTAGCCATGTTGTTGATGATGGCGTCTGCATTAGGGCCTAAAGCTTCGCGCTCCTGCTTTATGCTTAGTTGCGCTTCGGCCTCTTGGTTGTCGCCCATTGCCGTAATTTGCGACGCCAATTCGCCAAAAGCCTGCTGGGACAAGCCGTACTTAGCAGCCCAGCCCATGTAAGTCTTTACAACTGGATCTTCGGCAGAGATATTCTCAAGACCATCTAGGCTGTAGTTCCCGTCTTCTGGTGCCTTGTGTTTGCCAGAGCGGAATTGCTTTTCTAGCTCGGAATAAGACTTGCTGATACCTTCAAGGTCAGGCTCATTTGAATCTTTGTTCCAAAATTTTTCCGGCCAAAAGTCTGGCCTCTCCAGCGGAGTTTCTTTATCTACTTGCTGGTGTGCGATGTCTTGCTCTTGGCTCTCGGTTGTCTGCTGTTCGTCAGCGCTAACGCTGTCTAGCAGGCCGGAGTTGTCATTTGCTTCATCGGTCATTTATGTTTTGCCTTTCGGATGCGGGCTTCAATATCGCGGATGACAGAATTCTGCCCTTCCCTCCATTGCCCAAAAGAGGAATCCGCGCCGGGTTCCCAGCACGGCTGCTCTAGGTAGAACTGTCGCAAGTGTGCCAGTACCTTTTTGCCGGCTTCGGACTCAAAAGCCCTAGCCATCAAAATGTTAACGTCCAATACGCTTTGATCTATTTCGGCCGGTTGAGCGATGGACTCTAAGTCTTCCCAACTCATGCCATGCCCTGCTGCTGTTGTCCACCCATCTCGGGCGGCTGGCCTTCAGCCGGCATGCCTTGCGGGCCTTGCGCCTGGGCAGCCTGCTCGGCCATTGCTGCTTGCTGCGTCATCTGCTGAATTAACGCGGCGCGTTCTTCTGCCGTGTTACGCAGCATTGCTGGAATGCCTAGCTTGTCGCCGATGTAGTCCAAAGTCTCGCCAACCTTTACGGCCAACTGGCCTTCTGGTCCAAGACTTTGCGCAATCTGCTGATACTGGATGATTGAGTTGATCTCATCCATGCTTTGCGCCATGGCCAGTGGTGACGTGGCCGTGACCTTTACCTCCAAACCATTGACTCGCAACGGCAGGTCAATCATGCCGCCCTCGTCCATGACCTCCAGCACCTTGCTGACCAACGGAATCATTGTCTCGTTAATCAATCGGCCAAACGCGCTGCCAAGATTTTGTGACAACTCTTTCATGCGCTCAACAATCTCAGTTGCTGATCGTGCGCTCATGTTGTCAGGCGGCAGTGACTCATCCAGTAAAATGCGTTTAATGTTTTGACGCAAGTCTGTGATGATGATCTGGCTTACGTTAAAGTCACCGGCGCGTGGTAGCGGCTTAAGGGCCTCGCCTTGCGGTCCGCCATTGCGGGCAACTGGAATGATGGCACCCGGTACGATTCGCACAGTGGCCGGGTTAAGCACGCCGTCGTCGGCTGCGGTGTACACACCCGTGATTGCAAGCGATGCGTTTTTAAGCAACAACTCGAGCGTCTTGTTTAGCGTCTTGATGTCTGGCAGAGCAGTCAGCACCGGACCTCGGCCATAGATCTCGCCTGCCACTTTCATGTAGCGCGACACAACCCATGGGCTTGTCTTCTTGCGCCGGTAAACTAACTCCGAATTGCTCTTCTCGTGAATAACGTGGTAGCAGTAATCGCCACGGTCGTAGTCGTAGACGGTAGCTTCGATCAAGTCCACCTCTTCAGTGGGCTTCTCTTCAATCTTGCGTTGTAGCTCTGGCGGGATAACTGCGTCAGACCACTGCTGCGCAATAGACTCGCCTTTAATACGCATCTTGCGGTAGACGTTGTCCACCTGACCGTTTACACCCTCTTCAAACGACACCAAGTACTGAGGCACTGGGATAAAGTTAATTGGGTTTACCGCGTCACCGGGCTGCACCATCATAACTGCCGTGCCAACAGACAGGTCAAGCAAAAACTCGCCAATGGCTATGTCAAAATTAGACTGCTTTAGAACGGCAAACATTTTCTCAAGGTAGAGATCAAGTGCTCGCTGCGCTTCGGCTCGGCGCTCAAACGGTATCTCGGTACCCGGCTCCAACCTGCACCACTTGCGCTGAGATGGGAAAATGCCAGATTGCAGTTTGTTGGCAAAGCGCTGGGTAGATCCAATTGCAGTCGAGTCAAACACCCGCGTCATTTTTTTGCGGCCAGTGTGGTTGCTTTCGTAGTCCCCGCTGTACAAGTTACGTTGCGGTAAAGCAAACTCGTAGGCGTCTTCGTAAAGGCTGCGAAAGTCTTCTTTGCGTGTTTGCGCTATTTTTTGGCGCTGAAGTATTTTTTCAACCGATAATTTTTTAGGTGCCATTATTCGTACCAGTAAAGTGAGAGGTGGGCGACTTCGGATGACCCAGACTTGTTAGTTAATCGCACCATGTAATTTGTTAGCGGGTTAAGCACCCACTCTAAACTTTCAATGTGGCCACCGGCGTTTTTGCTGCTGCCGCTTGCAGCGCCTCCGTCTAGAAACGTGGCCGACAACACCGTCCCGACGCTTGAAACAGTCGGGTCAACTACCATCGCCACATCACTTGTCTGCGGATTAACTCTGCGCCTACATACTGGCGTGTACGTTGTGCCACCACTAGTGACAGTTCCTTCGTACAAATAGATCTCAGCCGCAGCGCCGCACTCAGCCGTGTAGGATAAATGCGGAGAAACACCCGGGGCGGCGGCAAGCACCATATCAATAGATGCGTTGTCAGCTAACTTGTTGTTTGTGTCTCTAAACACATGAGAGTAAAAGCCCCGGCCCTCATGCAAACGCTGATGATTGATGTCTATCGTTATAAGCGGATGGTCAGAGCCAGCCACTATCTGCTTGTCGTCGCCGTCCTGTTGGGTAAGCGTGGCTAACTGAGCCTTTGTCGATTGCGACTCACGATCAACAAAAATGGTAGTCATTTTTTAGGCGCTGGTTTTGGTTTTGTTTTTTTAGCCGGCGCAGTCGGTTTGTATTTCATCATGGTTATGCTCCCAGCGTGTCTTGCTTTACGCCCAACTCAGCGTCAGCGCGCTGGCTAGATAGCAAAGCTCGGCGGCCGCCTCTTGTGCGCGACTTAATCATGCCTTGATTGGCCAAGGCTGCTTTTGTTTCAGAAGCCTTTAAGTTTGTTTCTTGCTTTTCCAAGTTGGCAGTGGCTGTTGCTGTGGACTGCTTTTGCATCTCCAAGGCTTGCGCTTGTTCTGGGGAAGCCTTGCCTGTAATCATTCTGGTAATACCGCTCATTTTTACACCTTTGACATCATAAAAAAATCAGACCCGTCTGTGCCGTATTTACGCATTAACCCCTCGATTTCAAAACCAAGAGACTTAGCCCACCGCACAGCTTTCAAGTCCCGACATCTTACAGTCATTTGCAGTCTATGCAAACCCCCTGCTTTCATTCTGAAATCAACAAAGCCATGGGCCACTCTGGTTAGTGTCTTCGCGTGTTTGCGGCCATCCGCGCCCAGCATCAGCCACATCTCTTCAACGCCATAAAACAAGGCAAGCGACCCAAACACCGCGGCGGGCTTCCCGTATAGCATCGCCGTATAAGCAATGCCAGACGACGTTTGATTTTGGAGAATGATATCTGGCGATGCCACCTTGGCGACCTCAACCATGTAGTCGTCATCTAAGTTTAAGTGCGCATAGTGCAGTGCGCTGTATTTGACTAGCTGTACCTCTGGCGGCAGGTCAACGTAATCAAGCAAAGAGGTCGAAGTCTGCATTGGTAACTGTCTGCGCAATAAATGATTTACCACTGGACGGCCTAGAGCCACGGGTAAGCTGGCGGTATTCGCCGCCGCCAGTTAATAGGTAGCCAAAGGCGTCGCCAACGTGTGAGTGTTCGTTCTTGTTTGGCGTGTCTCGAAACCTATCTTGGCCAGCGCCAACTGCAATTCGCTTAAAGTGGTAGCCACCAGACAATGATTTGCGCAGCAGCTTGCATGATTTGTTTACCAGTAAGCCGGGTTTACCCATAACCATTCGGTTCATTGGCGCGGCCGATGCTTCACGACGAGCTTTGAAATCGTTGGTGGCCGTTGGTTCTGCCTTTAATCCAAGGCTGCGCAAGTATTCAAATGCCGTGGTCTCGTAAATAGCATCTCGCTGCATACCAGCCGGGTCACCCCAGATGCGAATGTCATGTTTTGGGAACCTAGTTTGCAACTCGGCCATCAATGCTTGGCCAAACCGCTCCAAACCCATGTCGAACGTTACGATTTCGTGCAGCACGCGCCACTGGCCATTAGCCATACGCTGGCCAAACACGGCCGCAGGCGTCAAACCAAAGTCTAGACCAATCTGGATCGGCAGCGACGGGTCTACCAGCAAGTCAGCAGACATGATGTTGTCGTCATATTCTGGCCACACCGGCTTACCGTCCTGAACAAACGTGTATTTACCCTCTGCATAGCAGCGAATCCAGTCTAGCGTTTTGCCAGCAAGCTGCTGGAGGTAGTAACCACCCGGCAAATTCTTAATGTTTTCCGCTTTAGAGTTAATCTTCCACCATTTGCTTGACGCAAAAATGTGGTCGTTAGCCTCTGGGTTCTCCGGCAGGTCTTCGGCTGGCACCTCAATCACGCCACCAGGCTGCTTGAAGAACTTCCATGCGTACTTGCCGGTGATCGGCTCTTTCTCGGCCACTTTGTGCCACCAATGGTCGTCGTCCATTGGGTTGGTGTCCATCCAGATGCCGTGCCATGTAGCGCCGCCATCCGACTTGTTGGGGTAACGGCCAACCCGGTGGGTCAACCCGTCGATCACAGCCTTGGGCAACTCTTTGGCCTCATTTACCCACGCGCCGGTAAGCTCCAACGACAGCAATTTACGCACGTCCTTTGGTTGGTCAAGGGCCAAAAAGATGACCTCGCAGTCAATACCGGCGGCGTCACCTCGTGGGGGCAGCTTGATGTGGTGGGTAATAGGTGGCGTGTGCAGAATTGGGCCGTAGACGTTTTCTGGGAACAGGTCCGCCCACGTCTTCAAAGTGGTGGTCTTTAGTTCTGGGTAGCTGTTACGAACAACAACAAAGCGCGTGTACCTAATACCGTCTTTGGGGCTGGGCTTTTGCTTTACGGCGCGCATCATAACCTCAGCCGCACAGACATAGGACTTGCCGCTACCCACCGGCCCCATCAAACCGCGTACAAACGCATTGGTTTGCAAGAACTTGAACGCAATGGGCGAGCCACGCAGATCAATATTCATGCTTGTTAGCTGGTGTTCACTCATTGGTGGTGGCGTCCTCAATGTCAGGGCCTTGCACGTTAATGGCAATCACCGACGGCTTTTGCCCATCGTCAGGCGCGTCAAGCAAACCAGAGGCTTTGGCTAAGATGCGCAGCACTTGCACCTTGTCGTACAACTCAAGCTCAATAGTGGCCGCGCCGTCTTTATCAACACGCTGCTTAATCGACTTGATCGACTGGATTGCGTGCTCAGGTATGCGGTTGGAGGCCTTGACCTTCACATTACCCATGTCGTCCCACTCAAAGATGTCTGTAATTTTGGCGTTAGCCATTGTCAGCAATGAGTAAGCGACAGCCTCGCGGTTGGCAACAATGGTTTGGCTGCGCTCGATGCGTTGTACAACGTTACGAACCCCACCCCAGTTTTTCATGCTGGGGACAGAGTTGCCTTTCATGGCCGCCATTAGAACGGGATATCGTCGTCCAAGCCGGTGACCGCGGCGGGCGCTGGTGCAACGTCCTGTCGCGGGACCTTGGCTTTACCGCGGGTAATCTTGAAGTACTTACTGCCAGACTTGCTGCTGGTGTTTAACCACGCATTCAGGTAGTACTCAGTGCCATCGTCGTCGGCCCAAGTGCCGGTGTAATCGGGATGAGTCTCGGACTCTTTTTTGGTGTTCTTCATCAAGAAACCGCTGTTCACTCTAACTTCCATTTTGTAATCCTGTATATAAAGTTGATTGACTGCTGGCGCGTGTTAACTCTTCTTTTTTACCGGCTTTGCAGTTTTAGCAGATTGCTTAAACGCAGCAGCAGTAGGCGCACCCTTACTGCCCACCGGCCTCATCTTCTCTTTACTACCAGCGGCAATACGTTCTTGCTTGGCGTTGATGTTTGCGTACAGACCTTTAGATGGCATTAGAAAACCTCAATTTGTAAAGTGATGAGACCCAGATGCTATCACTATTAAATAAGGTCAGTCAACAAAAATATACGCAAACGCTATTGCAAATACAGGCCGGAATCGGTACATTAACTGGTGGGGCCATCACCCAGCCCTCCAGACGGCAGGCAGCTTACCAACTGGGATAAACGTGACGAATCGGCCGGTACTCAAGTAGCAACAGCGAACAGGTCCAACACAGTCGAGCGACTTAGTAGTCTAGATAAACAAGGTGCTGCAACGCTTCTAGCGTTAATACACATTTTTTTATGTGGGTGCCTGTACTCGTCCAAAACACAGCAGCCATCACCTAGCAACAGCCATTCCCCGCACCGCTGATTATTGAGAAAATTTTGAGTAAGGTCCCCCCTCGGTATATGGCAGGGGCAGGGGGGCAAGGGTATACCCTTAGCGCAGACGTATTACAGAACCGCCAGCCCAGCACCGCCTGACAGCGCGCAAATAGGTACCCCCATCCCTCTCGCGAGCCGATGGGTACCGCATACTTAAGGCCTACCTGCACAACGCGACTTAACATAATGGTCATTGTGGAATATGTAGTTGCGGGGCATAGCAGTATCAAGGTACTACTCGAGCAGCCTTCGCAGTTGCGCGCTGATCTGGTCTGAGGTTAGCTGATCCTTGCTGATGCCCAGCCGATCTGCTGCCATCTCGACCGCCATCGCCAGCAGCGCCGGCTCCACGCCAGCGAATGAGTGGCCTGAGAGAGAGCCAATTTCGACTAGCTCCCTATTAACATCCCTGCTCTTAGATAGCGGAACACTATCAGGTATCGCCGCTTGATTACATTTGTCTATCGGTGGCCTACCTCTGCGCTTAGGCTGTTTCATCTTTTCCATGGTTTCCATCTCCTGCTTGTGTAGTTGATACGGTGCTAACTCGCCGCTGATTGTGGCGGCTTCGTCTGCGCTGATGTCTTCTCTGAACACGATTTGTCTGGTGTGCGCTCTGATCTTGCGGTAGCCAAAGCTAATGATCCTGACGTAGCCTTTGTCCACCAGTGCCTTGAGTAAGTACGCTGCACGGCGCTGGCCTACGCTTAGGTCTTCACCTACTCGCTTAGTGCCTACCCATGTCAGGCCGCCTTTGTTGCTGTAGCTACCTAAAACCAATAAAGCCCGTAACTCCATTGGCCGCAGTCCCCTGTCCTTGGCTGCGCGCAGTGGCACTACTGTCAGTACGCGCTGGTCCTCGATCTGTTCGCGCTTGACTATCTTCGGCGCTTTGCCGAGCTTGATCGCCACAGGGCTGCCATAAGCGCTCTTAACTCCATCATGGCCGGTTTGCCTCTGCGGTCCTCCACCTTGATTAGATACCCGCTCTTGCTGGTCTTTCCACCCGGCTTTGCTTTGTCCGGCAACTTCTCGATTACCCATCTTGCTTCGCATTCCAGCATCCATTCTTTTGAGTAGCTGCTGACCACCCGGCCATCAATTAACGTCACCGGCTTGGCCCCTTTGTGATGTTTGTGGCAGGCGTGGCACAGCAGGTTGCTATCGTTAGTGTCCGACATTGTCTGTCACCTAGATAAACACACTGGCGTACCCGGCAAACAAACACACCGCCAACACCACCGACATGACCTTGGCAAACGCTGCTATATTCTCCAGCCAATGCAGCGGTATGTCTATACGGTAATCAATGATCGGCTTGTCTGGCTTTGGCATGCGCTTTGGATTGATGCGTCTGCGCAACCATGCGTTGGTGCGTCTGATTTCTTTTTCTGCGCTCATGTTTTTCTCTTGTGATATTTATAGAAAACGTGGAAACCAATGACTTTAGTCATCTTTAATCTATTTGCCCACTGCGGGTAAACAGCTATTGTGTGATAGTGCGTTGACCTTTGTGTGTTGTCCTTTAGCCTGCCTGCCATTGCCTTAGCCACTACTCGTTGCACCTTCTGCGTGTACGCCACCAGCTTTGGGTTTCTAGCCCTGTAATCGTTGGCCCAGCTAAACTGCTTTTTTTGATACACAACTTTGCAGATGGAATTTGGCCAACGCTTACTTGCGACTCTGTTTAAGACTACGTTAGCTACTGCCCTGATACCCGCCAAGCTCTCACCGCGTGCCTCGTAATGCAGATTGTCAGCCAGACATTTAGCTTGCTTAGAGTACGGCACAGCCAATGCCGATGAAGGCAGCATCAACAAAGCCAGTAGTAGCTTAAGCACTGCCTCGTTCTCTTAAAAACTCGTCCTGCTCATCAGCAGGCATCTCAGCAAATGTCTGGAAGTGATTCTCACGACAACAGTGAAACCGCACCTTTTCTTGTCCGCAGTAGCAACAGTACTGTCTGCTGTCTTCCATCATCTCTTGTTGTGTCATTTCACGTTCTCCTTGTCGTCGATCACTTTTGCTTTTTTCAATTTCAGTAGATCACGAACAAGTCGCTGGGACCTGTCTAACTCACCCACCGTCACGATTTCTAATTGCTCGTCGTGTAATTGCATTGCCTCGTCCAATGTTTGCATCTCAGCACCCTTCAAGATGTAGTGGTCTGTCCTCATACCGCGTTTGCAGACCTCTAGAAGCGCGTCTAAGCCATTTTTTGCAACAAAAGCATACTCACTACCAAACCCCATCAGAACAAGCGCCTCGGTGGTATTCAAGGCGTTTATGAGCATGTCTAGCTCTTTGCGCCCAGCTTGACCTTTGACAAGCATGGCCAAAGCGTTGTGATTCTTCAATTTCAACGTCAGCAGAGAGCCTTCGTGCTGGGCCACTGGGGTTACGCTTTCCACCACAAAGGCCAGCGGGTTAGCCAACATTGGTTTTGGTTTGTACTTGCTCTTTTTACGCATCATTTCCCCAATGCTTGTTTGATCTGAGCGCGTATATGCTCGGGCATGGGCTTGGCAGCCTCACGGTCTTGATTGATTCTGGCAAGCACAGGGTCAACCCCCGGCTTGGAGGGCACTGTAGACCGAGCAATGTCAGCGGCCTGCTGGGTATAGTTTTTCTTCTCAGCGACCCACTCGGCTTTAAATGAGGCCCAGCCCCGGACTACCGTCTCAGACAGCGCTTGCTCAAGAGTCCAGCCAGCTTTCTCTGCCTCGCGTTGTATGCCGGTAATTACCAGCTTGCTTACGCGTGCTTTCTTGCGCTTGCGGTG